TTCAAACTCTTTGACAAGAAGAATGAACGGGCGCATGAGCTTCGCATGGTTGAAGCCGAGATGGAGTTTGCCAAGATCCGTGGTGAGATCGCCATGCGGCAGGTCGAAGCGCAGATGACGATGGCCGAGATGGACACGATGGCCCAGGCGTTTAAGGAGCAGTCTGAGACCGCCAAGAATGCCGGGTGGTTTGTTTCTGCAATCTCAGCGCTGGTGCGCCCGATGGTCACCTACGCCTTCCTGGCTCTGTACGCCTCTGTGAAGATTGCTTCCTTCTTGATTGCCATGGACCAAAACGGCAACTGGAAAGAAGTGCTGGTCACGATGTGGGGCGCAGACGATCTCGCCGTCTTCAACATGATCATCTCCTTCTGGTTTGTCGGGCGGGTGTATGAGCGGTCCAGTAAGTGAGGCGGTAGACATTGCCGCTACTCTGTGTCGGCCCTTCGAAGGGCTGCGGCTGAAGCCGTACATCTGCCCAGCGGGCTACCCCACGATTGGCTACGGAACGGTCTGGAAGCCTGACGGCACCAAGGTGACGATGGAGCACCCCGAGATCACCAAGGAGATTGCGGACGAGTGGTTGCTGTCTGAGCTACAAACAAACTATCTGGCGGGGGTTTTGAAGGCTTCGCCGAGTTTGATTGCTTACCCCAAAGCCCTTGGTGCTATGGCCGACTTTGCTTACAATCTTGGCGTGGCCCGGTATCGCGGCAGCACCCTGCGGCGCAAGATTGACGAGCAGGACTGGGAAGGTGCCAAGGAGCAGTTGGCCCTGTGGGTACGCGGCGGCGGCAAAGTATTGCCCGGTCTGGTCAAGCGTAGAGCCGCCGAGTCGGCACTGCTGGGGTAACTATGAGCACTGCTGTCAAGTCTGACCCTAGCAAATGGAAGCGCATAGTTGCTTCTGTCAAGGCCTCCGATAAAGGCGGTTCTTCGGGGCAGTGGAGCGCTCGTAAGGCTCAACTAGCCACCCAGAAGTACAAGGCTTCCGGAGGTGGTTACAAAGGCCCCAAGAAAGCCGATAATTCCCTAAGTAAGTGGACTAAAGAGGAGTGGGGCACCAAGTCTGGTAAGCCCTCTACTCAAGGCTCAGAGGCTACGGGTGAAAGATATCTGCCCAAAGCCAAGATTGAAAAGCTGACTCCTGCTGAGTACGGAGCCACTTCTCGGGCGAAACGGGAAGGGATGAAACAGGGTAAGCAGTTCGTGTCTCAGCCTGAGTCAATCAAGAAAAAGGTGTGGTGATATGCCAGTCGCAGCAGTGATGACGTATGACAGCTTGGCCGCTGACATTGAGACATATCTAGAGCGCACAGACCAAGCTACGATTGACAAGATCCCGACCTTCATCATGCTCGCCGAGCAAGTCTTGGCCACAGACCTGAAGTTCTTGGGGAACATGACCGTGTCGCAATCCACAATGGTCGCAAATCAACCGGTCATCGATAAGCCGGCTCGTTGGAGGAAGACTGTCTCGATGAACGTGACGGTTGATGGCGAGCGCCGGCCGGTGTTCTTGAGGAAGTACGAGTACTTGCGGGAGTATTGGCCGGATCCCACACAAACGGATGTGCCGCTGTACTACTGCGACTACGACTACACGCACTGGTTGGTAGCTCCTACTCCTACGAGTGCGTACAACTTCGAGGTGCTGTACTACGAGCGTTTGCAGCCGTTGGACTCCTCGAACCAGACGAACTGGTTCACGATCTACGCTCCCCAGGCGTTGTTGTATGGCTCTCTCTTGCAGGCGATGCCATTCCTCAAGAACGATGATCGTGTTCCAATGTGGCAAGCGCAGTACGGTCAGGTTGTGAGCACATTGCAGACGGAAGATGTGCTGCGCCTGGGCGATCGGCAAGCCGTTGCGAAGGACTCCTAAATGAGTTTCAACTCACCCTTCACCGGAACAGTCATTCAGCCGACTGACGTTTCGTACCGCAGCATCACGCTGTCTGCTAACACTCAGCTTCAGTGGCCGATCAACGGCAACGCGACGGATGACTATGCAGCGCGGATCATGCAGGTCACCGCCACGACGAGTGGTTTGTCTCTGTGGATGCCGCCCGCCAATCAGACGTCTGTAGGCAACGACGCGCTAATCCGCAACATTGGCGCGAACTCGTTTACGGTGAAGACCTACGATGGGCTGTCGTCCATCATCACCATAGCGGCAGGGGAAACCCGGTACATCTACATCACCACCAATCCTGACGAGCAAGGGACTTGGGGGAACATCGCGTTTGGTGTGGGGAGTTCGACGGCTGATGCAAACACGTTGGAGGGGTATGGGCTGACGGTCCTGACCAACACGTTGAACACGGCGCATCCGGTTACAACGTTCTCCTCAAGCTACACCGCAGTTGCAGCGGATCGAGCCAGTACGCTGGTTTGGACTGGTGGAGCAGGAACGCTATCGTTGACTGCTTCCGGCACGCTGGGGGACAACTGGTTTGTTTTAGTACGCAACGGCGGTACTGGGACGCTTGCAATTGATCCTGCTGGATCTGAACTGATCAATGGGTCGTCCAGCCTTGACCTCCAGCCTAGTGATTCCGCGATCATCTGTTGCTCTGGTTCTGCTTTCTTCACTGTCGGTGTGGGAAGAAGCACGGTCTTCAATTTCAGCCAGAACACAAAGGCGGTTGTTACTGGCAGTTATACGCTGACTGCCGCAGAAGCCGCAAGCCCGATTCAAAAGTTCACTGGGACTTTGACTGCGAATGTAACGGTCACCATCCCGCAGACAGTGGCGGTGTACTACATCACCAATCAGACCAATGGTACGGGTGCTGGATTCACAATCACTTTCACTACAGGCGCAAGTGGATCTCAGACGGCAATAGTGCCTGCTGGTCAACAGGTAATCTTGCTGTGTGACTCACAGAACATATACAACGCTTCGACGATTGCTGCGGGCGCTACAAACGTGACGCTTGCCAACGGCAGTGTTTCTTCACCATCATTGAATTTCTCTGCTGAGAGTTCAACGGGCATTTATAGGCCTGGAGCAGGAGAGATGGGCATTACTGTTCTCGGCTCAAAAGTAGCTGGTTGGACGGCTTCAGGAGTGTCTGTAACAGGTACTGGGATCTTTTCTGGCGGTGTCAGCGGTGGAGTCTTCTGATGACTCAGAAGGTCTTTGCGCTTGATACTGAGCCTGGAGTTCAGAGAGACGGTACTGTCTTTGACAAGCAGTTTTACACCGATGGGCAGTGGGTCCGGTTCCAGCGCGGCAGGCCTCGCAAGGTAGCGGGTTATCGTCGCATATCGGATCAGTTGTCCGGTCCTTCTCGAGGCATCTGGGTGAGCGCTCAGAACTCGTTCAACTTCGTCTTTAGCGGCTACTCATCTGGCCTGCAAGAGCTCCAGATCGACAACAACGGTGTTGGTGCAGGGGTGCTTGATTTCACCCTCTCCAACTTCACTGCAAGCGCCAACAACCTCTGGCAGTTCGACGGCTTCAAAGACGTCAGCGGGAGCGGATCGGCATCGTTAGTGGCTCATCCAGGCCAGAACCTTGCTGCAATCGATTCAACGGCCAATACGCCAGTATTGATCGGCGACATCAATGGCACGACCATGTCGCAGATTGGAGTGTTTACAGCCTCTGTGACGCTCAATGCAACGACCACTGCGGTCTTGGGTGCAACCAACACTTTGGTGGGCGCTGGGCAGGTCATCTCGGGTACGAACATTCCTCCCGGCACGACGGTGGTCTCTGTCTCAGGCTTGAACATCACCATGTCTGCGGCCGCGACGGGTTCTAGCGTGGTAACGGCCACTTTCAACAACAGCGTCTCTGTCTCTGGTGGGGTGGTTGTTCTTCATCCGTATGTGTTCGTGTACGGCAATGATGGGCTGATCAGGAACTGTTCTGCAGCCAATGCTAATGACTGGGTGTCTGCTGACGCCAACGAAGTCAACGTGGCGTCTGGGAAGATCGTTAAGGGTCTCCCGGTGCGAGGTGGATCAAACTCTCCATCAGGGCTGTTTTGGAGCACAGATAGCCTGATACGCGTGTCCTATGCCCCCCAGACGCTGGGTGTATCTGGTACGCCTAACTTTGCTGCGCCTACGTTTTGGCGTTATGACATCGTCACCAGCCAATCGTCGATTCTGTCCTCGTCCTGTGTGATTGAGTACGACGGCATCTACTATTGGATCGGGGTAGACAGGTTCTTGCTGTACAACGGGGTGGTCAAAGAGATCCCTAACCCGATGAACCAGAACTACTTCTTTGACAACCTGAACTACAGCCAAAGGCAGAAGGTTTGGGCGACGAAGGTTCCGCGGTTTGGGGAGGTCTGGTGGTTCTATCCTCGAGGCGACTCGACGGAGTGCAACGATGCCATCATCTACAACGTGCGCGAGAACTGCTGGTACGACGCTGGCTCTGCTATTGGAGCGAGGCGATCGGCAGGGTACTTCTCCCAGGTGTTTGCCTACCCCATAGCGGCCGATTGGGAGGTCACTGAAGAGATCAGCGTCACATCCCTGACTGCCGACATCACCAATACATCTGACATGATCTACCTGACCACGCTCAATCCAGACGTGGCAGTAAATCTGGTCGCAGTGGCCACAGGGATTCCTTCTGGGGCCTATGTGCTGGCTATCCAGACGAGTGTGATACAGACGCTGGGAACGATCACTGGGGGCTCGGGGTATGTGAATGGCAGCTACACGGCTGTTCCGTTGACAGGAGGCTCTGGGTTCTCTGCAACGGCCGACATCACTGTGGCTGGCGGATCTGTGACCGTAGTGACGATGAAGAACCGCGGTGGTGGCTATCTAGTGGGTGATGCTTTGAGCGCCTCCAACACGAATCTAGGCGGTTCTGGAGCGGGTTTCTCGGTGCCGGTGGCGGCGCTGTATGTGCAGTCCATCAAACTGTCTGCCGCGGCAACGTCCACGAGTACGCCTCTCATCGAGTTCAAGACCAAGCCCGATCTGATCAAGGTCTACCAGCACGAGTTTGGTACGGATCACATCGACGGATCGTCGGTGACTGCGATCGAGAGCTACTTTGAGACCAATGATCTGGGATGGGTATCTGGGGGGCCGAGTCAAGTAGCACCTGAAGGCGCCAACAAGTGGTTGAGGCTTGAACGGGTTGAGCCTGACTTTGTCATGACGGGCGAGATGAGGCTCTATGTTACTGGACGGCCTTACGCTCAGTCTGAAGACTACACTTCGGATCCTTACGTGTTTGATCCTGATACCAACAAGATCGACATGAAGGAGCAAAGGCGCGAGCTTCGGTTGAAGTTTGAGTCCAACACTGTTGGCGGTGACTATCAGACCGGGCGGGTCATGCTGAACGCGGACTTTGGTGATGTTCGAGGTTACTGATGTCGAACCTTCTGATCTACGATCCGAGGCATCACACGTTCGAGACCTGGGCTTGTTTGATGGTGGAACTGTATGCAACCAATCAGGTTCCTATCCCGAGTGATCAGACTGACTGGAAAGAATGGGGCAACGGCTTGAAGGCCATCGATGTCTTTGTGAATGAAGGCATCCCCAGCACAGACACGTTTGACAACTGGCAACTGTGGGCACAAGAGTTGATGAACGCCGTCAACTCCATGAGTAACAACTAAACGCAAACGCGGTTCGGTAAATATATGCCAAGGTCTTCCACCGAATACGAGATTGAGAATTCAGTTGATCTCGGGGGAGATTCCACAACAGACTGGACGTCAAGCGTTCCCACGGGCTGGGGCGGGTTTACTGGCGACGAAAAGGTCCAGTATTTCAACCAACAGGGAATAACGCCTGAGCAACTAGCGCCTTACGCCACCCCGGAAGAAATCCAGTATTTCTACGACCACATGGGGTACACGGTAGGTAAGCCTGCCTCTGCCCCGTCCCCGTCTCCTGCCTCTGCTGCTGCCCCGACTCCCGCACCGACACAAGTTTCCAAGCCCGCTGGAGATTATTCAAATCTTGCTAGTCAGCTCAAACGCAGTTGGGAAGCGGGTGGTGTATCTGACTCTATCTTTGGTGTTTCGTCGCAAGATCGCGCAAACGCGCTTGCTCAGCAACTGTCCGCACTTGGTGTGCAGGATATGGAAAAGCTCTCTATTGGGAGCACTGCAAGATACACCGGAAGTGACTCAAGAGCGCGTGTAGGTGATCTAGTTGACTTCAAGAACTATCGCGGCGCCCCATTTGAGACGTACACATACCTTGCTTACGATGGCAAGCCGATTGGCTACATCCCCAGCGATCCCAAAGCAACAAGCATCAAGGCAGATCCTCTTGATACCTCTGGCATAGGAGTTCTTGACCTTTGGGATCCTAATGGCAAAGGCCATTTGAAGTTTGCACCTACGCGCAATGGGCCTGGGGGGTTGATTGGTTTCACTCCAACTTGGGCATCTTCCAGTGATGTCCCGCCTGAAGCCATAGCAGCACTTGGTGTTGCGTTAACTGTTTCTGGAGTCGGTGCAACGTTGGGTGCGACGATCACTCAAGCCATGAACATCAGCGCCAGCGCTGCGGTCAATGCGGCTATTGGCAATACGATTGTCAACACAGTGATGAATGGTGGCGATCTAGCGGCTGCTGTGAAATCGTCCGTTGCTTCTTGGGCGGGGGCGGAGGTTGGCAAGTTCTTTGGCAATGCTGCCAGTGCGTACTTCAACAACCCTGCAGGATTGAAGCTGATCAGTGATGTTGCTAGCAGCGCTACTCGAGCAGGGATCCTGGGTCAAAATGTTGGGGATGCCATCAAGGGTGCGGTAACCCAAAACGCGGTAGATTTTGCTGTCGGCAAGATACCTGGGTGGAACAAACTGAACCAGTCTGTCAAGGATGCGGTTCTATCTTCTGTCAACCAAGTAGTACGTGGAGAGACAGATCCAGCAAAGATCTTGTCGAACGCTGCCATGGAAGGCTTGGTGTCCTATGGTGCCAGTCAGATTCCGGGTGTTGAGAACGCTGATCCAAAGGTCAAGTCTCTTGTCTCTTCGTTGGTGCGTGCTGGTATTGCTGGCGGAGATCTGTCTGAAGCGGCCGTCAGATGGGCGATAGGTCAAGCCACTACTGACTTCAACAAGGCGATTGCCGACAGTAAGAAGCCGCTGACAACGGCAATGTCTGATCAGGCAGACCAGTACAAGCAACTTGTAGAGGCGCTTGCTAATGCAGACCTTTCCAAGCCTTATTATGCTTATGCGTCACATTTCTCAACTCCTGAGTATGTAGACTCATATAGAGAGATTCTTAAGGCTTTTGAATCTCAAGCGCAAAGAGCGCCTACTGATAATGAGCTAAAGATTCTTGTAGCGGCGGCTGACCCAAGAATCACAAGAGTAATAGGGTTAACACCACCAACAGCTTCAGATGCTGCAGCGGCAGCAATTGGTGGCCCAGCAGTTGGCTTGGGCAAGTATCTTTATGACGCCAAGGTAATTGTTGAAAAAGAAAATCCTGGCCCGGTCATGATGACAATCATCCCGGAAAAGGACTTCTATTCAAACAAAAAGCAAAGTGATACTGGGACTTCTTACGTTGCCCCACCGTTCCCTGTCCCAAACATTCAACTTGAGAATTCTTCCGAGCGGTTAGACAGGTTACTGACAGACCTTGCAAACCAATACTTGGGTCTTGGCATACAAGATGCCACTGGCGATCCAACTGATACTACGGATCCAAATAGCATCAGAGATGCCGATACCACAGTCAAGGTTGGAAATGAGCTTGAGACGCCAAGGCTGAATGAGAACATTACTCTTCCCACAATTCCAACTAATCCAGTAACGACTACTGGTACTGGGGGAGGTACAAGCGCGGCTACTGGGACTGGAAGTGTTACTACTGCAGGAACTGGAAGCGACACTGGTACTAGATCAGTAAACGATGCTGGTACGGGTGTTACTACTGCAGGAACTGGAAGCGCTGCTGCTGGGACAGGCGGTACAGCGGCAGGGACTGGCGGCACTGCTGCTGGAACAGGAAACGTTAGCGGTACGTCGGCAGATTCTGCTGCAACGTCAGGTACTGGCGGAACGACTACAGGCGGTACTGGTGGCAGCACGACGACTGGAGGCACTACAGGTGGAACCACTGGAGGAACCACTGGCGGTACGACAGGTGGAACCACTGGAGGAACCACTGGCGGTACGACAGGTGGAACCACTGGAGGAACCACTGGCGGTACGACAGGTGGAACTACTGGAGGAACCACCGGAGGCACTACGGGTGGAACTACTGGTGGAACAACCACTGGCGGTACGACAACAGGTGGAAGTACAACTGGGGGGACTACTGGAGGAACTACTGGAGGAGATACAGGCGGACGTAATGTAGGTTCAATGTTGCCTGTTGGATGGGATAGATTTGATGAACAACAGAAACTTAAATGGTTCAACGAGAACAGAGTAACTCCTGATGAGCTTCGTGCTGCAGGGGTGCCACAAGACGTTATCAATGAAATGTCCGCCCGTGGTTACACAGGCGGCGAGCCCAAATTTGATCCATCCAAGCTGTTTGAAGGGTATACAGGTAACTTTGACAAGCGCATCTTTGTCTTTGATAAGTCAGACATTGAACTGCTAGGCCGCCTGGGCGCTTCTCCTGGCCAGATCAAAGACATCATTGGCCAGTTGTCTAGCAACGGATACAACATCGGTGACCGTGCGCTGAGTTGGTACACCACCGGGAAGTTCGGAGATGAAGGCTCAGGAAGTGGTTCAGGGACAGGCTCCGGTTCAGGATCTGGTTCTGGTAGTGGCTCCGGTTCTGGTAGCGGCAGTGGTTCGGGATCAGGTACAGGATCTGGCACTGGATCCGGAAGTGGTTCAGGTTCCGGTAGTGGTTCAGGGTCTGACTCCGGTTCAGGATCGGGTTCTGGCAGCGGTTCTGGAAGCGGATCCGGTTCTGGTAGTGGATCCGGCAGTGGTTCTGGTAGTGGTTCTGGGTCGGGTTCGGGATCAGGTACAGGATCTGGCACTGGGTCCGGAAGCGGTACTGGGTCTGGTAGTGGCTCGGGGACTGGTTCTGGCAGTGGATCAGGAAGTGGTTCAGGATCCGGTAGTGGTTCTGGAAGCGGATCAGGGTCAGGATCGGGTTCTGGTAGTGGTTCTGGGACTGGAACAGGAACTGGAAGCGACACTGGTACGGGCACAGGAACAGGTAGCGGTTCTGGAACGGGTTCCGGCAGTGGCTCTGGGACAGGTACTGGATCCAGGATTTATGTTGATGAAGGTACAGGTGTCTCGACAGGCACTGGACTAGATGTTGATACCGGTACAGGAACAGGCACTGGTACAGGAACAGATACTGGCACAGGTACAGGGACTGGTACAGGCACTGATACTGGTACAGGCACTGATACTGGTACAGGCACTGATACTGGTACAGGCACGGGGACTGATACCGGAACTGGAACTGAAACAGGAACTGATACAGGTACAGGTACGGGTACAGGGACTGACACCGGAACAGGAACGGGTACTGGATCGAAGATTTATATTGATGAAGGTACAGGCGTATCTACTGGAACTGGACTAGATGTTGATACAGGGACTGGTACAGGGACTGATACAGGTACGGGTACTGATACGGGTACTGGTACGGGTACTGGTACTGGTACTGACACTGGTACAGGGACTGATACAGGTACGGGTACTGATACGGGTACTGGTACGGGTACTGGTACTGGTACTGACACTGGTACAGGGACTGATACAGGTACAGGGACTGATACAGGTACAGGGACAGGTACGGGTACTGATACGGGTACAGGTACGGGTACTGATACAGGTACAGGGTTCGATACTGGAACCGGCACTGACACCGGAACAGGCATCGACACGGGTACGGGAACTGGCATCGATACAGGGACTGGTACAGGAACGGGGGTTGATACTGGCACGGGTATAGACACAGGTACTGGAACGGATACAGGAACTGGTATTGATACCGGAACTGGCATCGACACAGGCACTGGAACCGGGATTGACACTGGTACTGGAACTGGTACAGACACTGGTACAGGGGTTGATACGGGGACTGGCACTGGTACAGACACTGGTACAGGGGTTGATACGGGGACTGGCACTGGAACAAGCACGGGTACGGGAACAGATACGGGGACTGGTACAGGGGTTGATACTGGTACAGGGACTGGGACAGGAGTTGATACGGGGACTGGTACTGGAACCGAGACTGGAACTGGTACAGATACAGGGGTTGATACGGGAACTGGTACAGGAATTGATACTGGTACGGGGACAGGTACTGGGACTGGTACGGGAACGGGGAACGCCCCTCCGTTCATCATCAACCTTCCCCCAACCCCTGCCCCGCAAATAACCAACATCACAAAGACAATTACAGCGCCCCCAGCGCCCTCAGCGCCTGCTCCAGAGGAGGGCCTACCAAAAGTTTCCCCGTTGCAGACTGGGGGGGAGAAAGCTACTTTTGAAGGACCACTGGAGAAGTATCTGAAGATGGTTGGAGCAGCGCCGTCTGCCTCGTCTAAGGTTTCAGAGGAAGACAAACCCTCACAAGGATCATCAATGACTAATTACTTCAGCTACGGCAAGTCCTCTGACGTAGGGAACTTGCTCGGCGAACCTGACAGCGCAGAAGCTGAGAAGAAAAACCCATGGCAGTTTGCCGCGGGCGGGTTTGCCTCAAGAATGACGCCCCCACTGATGGCCGCAGGAGGTAAACTTCGTCAAGACTTCCGACGAGGTGCCGCGGTAAGCGGGCCTGGAGACGGGCAGTCTGATGACATCCCTGCCATGCTGGCAGATGGAGAGTTTGTGTTCCCTGCAGATGTTGTAGCAGCGCTTGGAAACGGATCAACAAAGGCCGGCAGTGAAAAGCTGTACAAGATGATGCACGAGATCCGCGCATACCATCGTTCAGCCAAGCCTAAGGACTTGCCTCCTGCGGCCAAGAAGTCGCCGCTTGAATATCTGAAGAAGACTAGGAGATAAGAATGGGTAACTTGTTCCAGGGATCACCGCTTCCGGATATCACGCAGACGACGAGCACTAAGTCCACTGCGCCTGATTACTACACCAACTATCTCAAGGATCTTGGTACCGCAGGTCAAACTGCGCTAACAAAGACTGCAAACACCGGCATTGCCGGCATGGATCCATTGCAGACAAAAGGGTATGGAGCCCTTGAAACTGCGGCGGATTCTTATAAGGCAATGCTGACCGATGCTGAGGCAACGGCACGAGCGGCCGGAGAGGGTATCTCTCCAGATCGGATAAAGGCGCTTCTCAATCCCTACCAGACAAACGTCGTCGATGAGATGGCTCGTCTACAGCAGCAGAACATTCAAAGGAATGTACTGCCTGGGTTGCGTGCTGGGTTTGTTGGTCAGGGGGCGCTGGGTTCTCAGCGGTACGCAGGAGCTTTGGGGCAGGCGATGACTGACATGCAGTCAAACCTGACTGGGCAACAGTACGGAGCCCTCTCGGCTGGATACAACAAGGCGCTTGAGGCTGCGCTCAATGAATTGCAGACTCAGAACCAAGCTGCTCAAACGCAAGGCATGTTGGCGTCGAAGGGTCAAGAGCTTGGATTGACCGGGGCTGGAGCGCTGACCAAAGCAGGGGGTGAGAAGCAAGCCTTTGAGCAGAGCAAACTTGACTACCCCTTGAGGACTGCAACGACCGTATCTAACTTGATGCGCGGATTTCAAGTTCCGATGGATCAAACGCAGACGTTTGTTGGGCCGAAAGATCGCGGTCTGTATCAACAGTCACCTTTGGATAAAGCACTATCCCTGGCAAGCCTTGTGGGGGCTGGAGCTTCTGGTACTGCTGGCAGGAAATTGGGAGACGCTTGGAGCAAGATCATTAATGCTATTAAGAGCGGGCAAGGAACTGGTACAGGAACTGGTACAGGAGTTGTATCAGAACCCCCTGGTGACTCAGACTTTGGCGAGACAGATTGGACTAAGTGGGAAAGTATTTTTGATTACGATATAGGTATAGGGACTGGAACTGGGACTGATTAAATGGCAACGACTAAAACTCCTGCGCTTGCATATGCCACCGGAGAAACTACGGAGGCACAAGAGGCAAATCAAAAGTATCAAGAGGCTCAGCAACTTTTGTTGCAGACCCTGGACGCAAGGAAGAACCGTCTCTTTGATCCGTTTTGGCTTTCAGTAGCTGAAGGCTTTGCCAAGCCAACTGGTTCAGGCAGCTTCTTTGAATCGATTGGCAACGTTGCATCGAACATCAACAAAGCGCAAGCCGCTAGCGAAGCTGAGGATCAGAAGATCGCTGAGATGCGCCTAAACCTTGCGCAGCAGGGGTTGTCGCTGTCCCAGCAGCGTGAACGTGAGCGACTACTTCGCAGCATGATGCCTGGGCAAGCTGGCGCTCCTAGCCAAGGCGCTATTCCAGGTGTTGGTCAAGGTGCTAGTTCAAGCGCTGGTCCGAGCGCCATTCCAGGTGCTGGGGCCGCAGGACAGGCGGCATTGGCAGACAAGCCTCCTGGGATGGAAGGAGTCCAAGGCACGCCGATCATGCCTCCCAACCCGGAAGTGGCTAATCGCCGGTCCATTCTGATGTCAGCGATCTCCGAGCCTGGGAGATCCATGTTCGAAATTCAGAAGGAGCTTCAGGATCTTGAGCGCAAGCGCTACAAGGAGCATCCAGAGGGCATTGTGGATCTTGCAACGGGTCTGTTGTACAGGATCTCCAAGCCGATTGATGTTGCGCCTGTTTCTATCCAGTTGAGGACGATACCTGGGCTGGAGAATCAGACGATTACTGTTCCTACGGACGTTGCCAAGCAATGGACTCAGGCCTTCAATGAGGCCATCAAGTCAGGTAATGCAGACAAGCTGAGATCTTTGGAGCGCAGCATCACGTCTACGTTCAACGAATCCAAGTCTGTTGAGGGTGGAAATCCTGCGGTTGAAGCGGCCGTCAGACAAGCCACTGGCGCAGGTGGTCGAATTGCTACGACTCAAGACATTGAAACGTCGGCTGCTGCGCAGAAAGAGATTGCGATGATCTCGGCCAAAGACAAGGCCACGAGAACATCAACGATGATGCAGAACGCTGAGACGGCCGCGAACAACATGCCGGTGATTGAGCAGCTTCGAGCGTTTGCAGAAAAGCCCAGCGCCAATCGCGTGCTTGGCGCATTCACCAATCCTAATGTGATCAGCCAAGTGGTGCGGCTGGCGGAGACTGGAGTGTCTGGTCCTGGGTTCAGCATTGGTATCCCTGCGGTGCGTGATGTGGTCAACAACATGCGTCTGACGCCGGAAGAGCAGCGTGATCTGCAACTGGTGGGTCAACTGTTGGTACGTCTGCAGTTGGGGATGACTTCTGCAGAGCGTGGATCCGGGGCGGTGAGCAACTACGAGCGTGAACTCTTTGCGAAGAGCAAAATCACGCAAGACGATCTGCCTCAGACCGTGATGGCCAAAGTCAACGGCATGGCCAGGATGTACAAGTATCAGGTTGAGATAGCCGATCGCTTGCAGGGCACGGGGATGCAGTATGACGACTACATCCGCACGAATGAGGGGCGATCGCTATACCGTCAATACCTGAGCGATATGCAATCGATCGTTGGGAACCTACCGGCAGGAAGGAGTCCTGCGAGGCCTGCGAGGCCTGCGCGGCCTTCCAACCAGAACAACCCTGATCGTCAGGCGATAGACAAGCTGCTTGGAGGCAAGTGATGTTGAGCTTTCTTGATCAACTCGATGAAGAGCAACTGAAGTACGCCAGGATCATTGGAGAGCGGGCTCGTTCGATCAAGATTGATCCTTCCCTAGCCATTGCTATTGCGTATCAAGAAAGCCGGTTGCGACCTTCTGTGGGGAATAGCCCTAAGGGTGCTATTGGGATTATGCAGGTGATGCCTGCTACTGCTGCGAACTTGAACGTCGGGGCTGATGCACTTCGTGATGTTGATGCCAACATCAATGTTGGTCTGAAAGTGTTGAAGCAGGCGTTGAATGAAGCCCAGCAAGACCCTATTAAGGCCGCAATTGTTTACAACGCAGGCGGCCCAAAGTTAAAGTTGTTCAATGAAGGCAAGGGTCTTCCTGAAGAAACCAAGGGGTATATCGGTAGTTTGTATTCCTTTGGAGCCTTCAAAGATCGACCTATGCCTGAAGGCATTCCAACCCCTCCTCCAGAAGATACTCAAGAACAGGATAAAGGAGGAACGCCTGCAGAGCGCGGTCCAGTCGGACAGGCTATGGACTTCATTGGAAAGTCTGCAGATGAACTTGGGCCTGGGGGTCTTGGGGCTACTGCGGGCTCTGTTCTTGCAATAGGTGAGAAGCTCGGCATGGGTCCGGCTTCAATTGCTGAGCAGTTTACCAAGGCGATGCAACCATCGGGGGCAACCCCTGGAGCCCCTACTGCAGCGCCTTCTACGCCTCCAGTCCAACCTCCTGGAGTTACTCCTTCCCAACAGGCTACCCGTATCCTTCAGGGTACATCTGGGGACATGGGTACTACAGGTCGGCAGCGACAGATGGGCTACAACGAGCCTACCTCTCAGGTTGCTGCAAGGCGTGAGATGATTGCCAAGGATCTTGGAAAGATCGGCCTGGACCCGCAGAAAGTTTTTGCGCAATTTCCGGACGTCACGTCTACCCCTAGTGGAGTGGTGTATCCCAGGGGCGTTGTGCCTCCTGATCTGACGCCTCCTGCCCCGCCTCCGCCAAAAATCAGCCCGCTTGATCAAGCTAAGAAGTTGGTACAGGGCGTTATGAAACGAGGATCGCAAATCTCGCGTGGTCTGTCTGGGGTAGCCCGAGCGATTCCAATGGCTTCATACCCCTTAGCGGGATACTCAATCGGCAGCGATATCGGTGATATACGCGAGCAGATGAGCAAGCCCAAACCAGACTACACAGACATTGGATTGCTTGGCGCAGGGGCTCTAGGAACGCTTGGATCGTTCTCCAGCGCTCTTGCGCCTGTGGCAGTACCTCTAGCCCTTGGGGCGCCTGCTGTGCGCTATCTGAGAAGCCGTTTGAGCCCTAACGAGCCGGTGACTCCGGAAGATGAAACGCAAGCAGCGCGGCCAGCATTCGGTGTGTATCCAGGAATGAGGTAGACTGAAGCTGTTCAGCCTTCTCCCTGCTGAACACCGCAAGCAGTTGCCGCGGTTCTTGGCCCCCCTCGAGCAGGGGGGTTTTTTTATGGGCGCTGCGTGTTGAGCTTGTTGCCGACTTCCCGGTTCATGCTCGAGACAATGTCTACGCACCGGGAGTGCTCTTCTCTTGCGACGTCTCTGCGGATCACCGCATAGAACTTCTTAGCAAAGTCCAACAGGTTCACGTTGTCGGCGTACACCCCCTTGGGGTCTTTGTCGTCAACGTAGAAGAACACTTGTTTAACGAGATCGTCATCGATTTTCATGAGTTACCTATGGTTGTGTTTGATTTGCCAGAAGCGGAGAAGGTGGTAGTACATCTCCCAGGCTTCGTCCAACTCTTCTGCGGTCCATTCCTTGATGACGCACAGGCCTGGGACTGACCGAGAGACAAAGATGTTGGCGCACCGGGCTTTGGGAAGAGCCAGTCCTACCCGGTAGGCGGCGAGTTGCATCCGATGGTCCTCGTAGCCATCAACTTTTGAGGGATCGGTGAACTCTTTGGTCTTGACGTCAACGACGATGCCTGGGCAATGCAGATCGACCTTGCCACCGTATCCCAGGTCATGGCCGAAGGAGCGCTCAGCAACCCATCCCTGCGGGCCAAAGTGCCCGTCAAGGGCCTTAGAGCAGGCCTGGACGTGCTCTTGGTGCTTGTGCCATACCTCACCCCTGTAGAAGGCTTCGATCGCGGCGTGGATGTCTGTGCCGGCATCTGCCGCGGCTCTGCCTTGTTCCTTTGAGTCTTCCAGAATCCTTGCGAGGTAGTCGTCTTCTGACTCTGCATCGATTTTGGGCAGAGTCAGTGCTGCAAGCAGGACTTGCTTCTGCAGCCACTGCGTTAGTTGAGGCTTTGCAGCCACGTTCAGGATCGTAGTGACGCTGGGGACCAGAGAAAACTCCCTGGCGTCTCTGAGCGTGGTGTTGCGGATCTTCCCGTTCTTGCCGAGGATTGTGTAGGTAGGTTCTCCGTTTCTGGAGTACCAGTGTCCAGAGTCGGATGGGCGTTCTTTAGCTGTCAGCATTTCTTTCTTTCTTGGCTTTGGCTTTGGCTTGAATTTCTTCCCATTGAGCCATTAAATCTTCGCCTGCAAGTTTGTGCTCTGCTTCTAGCTCGTAAATCCAGTCAGTAAGCAGATCACAACGCATCAAAGGGTCTAACTCCCTAAATGCTTCAAGATTCCCGATTGATCCTTCTCCGCAATCAAAACTCCACTTAAAGGTTGGTTTGTTGGTTCTCATTCTTAATCTCCATGAAGTCTCCATTAGGGCAAGGCCCGTGACCTGTCCACGGTCCTATCCACGTTTGCCATCCCGAATGCACAGGATTCATGTGTACGTTTCGTCCACATCTTTTGCATTGGTCTAGAAGAGGATTACTTTCACAGCGTGCAAAGTCCTGCGGCTTGTACTTGTAGATGTTGCTGCTGATCACGGCTTGTACTCCTGCACTGCTTTGATCGCCGCTTCTGAAATCTCATAAGCACTTGCCTGATCCCACCACGAAGGCAGAAGACCGCCAGCATCAGACATCTCCTTACGGAAGCGCTCAATGATGGCAAGCTGCTTCTTGGTGTAAGGGTGAGACTTGATGTGATTGGTGGCTACGATCTTGTCTACGATCTTGTCTCTTATGGCCTGCTCCATCGCTTCGCGGGCAACCATCGCGGCGGCAACGAACGGGGCCGTAGCAGGAGTGACCGCGTAGTCATACTTACGCCCACCGTTCGAGTAACAGTAAGTGAGCCTGAACTCACCTACCTTCATCTGATCGCCTTCACGCTCGTAGTGCCAAGCCAAGCTGTAAGGCACGTACTTGCGGCCACGCTTTTCGTAGAGGGTTGTCACTTCAGAACTCCTCTCCAAGGAAGGCATTGACGGGGCGCTACCATGAACGCATCCTTATGCCGCATGGCCTGTTCTACGGAATGCTCACCCATGCCCCATCCTTTTCCATTCCAGTAGCAATACTGGGGTAAGGTTGTCTTGGAGAAGTGTGGGTACTGCCGCTGGTACACGCCCTTGCGAACGGGCTTGGCTGAGCCAGGGAACCAATCAGTGAGGTTCATTCAAACCTCCCGAGAACATCAGAGATCAAAGAGCGGCATTCAGTGGCTGCGTCTCTCGCATCACCATCGTGCTTGAGGCAAGCCCTCAGAATGTGATTCACTTGATTGAGCGTGGAGTACAGTTCTCCGGCGTTCATAGCTAGTTCTGCTTCTTGCTTCTCTTCCGGCAGGTTGAATTCAAGTGTGACTTTCATGCTTCCTGCCCCCTTGCTCTGATTGCTGCTTCAATTTCAATACTGCCGCCGTGAAAAGCCACAAGGTCTATGCACTCCAGCGCAAATCGTTCGCGCTCGGCAGCGGCGACAAGATCGGCAAATCGAGCAAGTTCTTTGGTCCAGTACCCATCGGCAAAATATATGTTGTTTCCGTCTGCGGGGTCATGCTCAAACCCTGCCTCTATTGCAAAGCGGATAAGTTCGTCATTCATGTGTTCCCCCTTGCTCTGATGGCGGCTGCTGCCTTGGTGCCGTAAATCTTGATTCCAGTCCCGAGGTGCATATCGCAAACGGTCTCTTTTGCCACCTTCGCACACGCCTCGCGCTCCTGCGCGGCGACAAGGGCGGCGAAGCGTTCAAGCCCCGCCATTAGCGTCAACTCGGTATGCGCGGCGTACACACCAGCCTCCTTACCCATGCGGATGATGTCGTCGCGGCTCATACCTTCCCCTCCGCCCGTGCGATGGCGGCGCGAGTGCGCTCAATGGGTCGGGTCTGCTCTTGGTGGTACTTCAATGCCTCCAGCAGTTCCCCGTTCAGGGCGTGCAACCGGCGCACCGCCTCCACCACATCCTCATAGTCGGCCACTTCGCCACCGAGGTGGGTCAGCAGGCTGATGGCGACAAGAGCGTCGAACGCGGGCTCCGTCTCGCGGCGGGGTGGGTGGGTGTAGAGGGGATGCCACTCTCCCGGCAACGGTGGTTTTTCCGTGCCTGACACAAACATCCAATCGTCTGCGTCAGGCATGGTTGTCCACGCCACCGGCTCCTGCACCGTCTGCTCCAGCGCGGCCTTGAGGGCGGCGATGGTTTCTCCAAGGTGTTCAAAGTAGCGGTTGACGGCTCGCGCCTCCAACGCCTCCAGCGCCTGCTGGGCGGCGGTTCGCAGGTCAGTCATACCAACACCCCCACAACGAATGCAATCGCCCCAACGAGACAAACGATGCCCAAACCGAGCAGCACCAGCCTGCCCAATGATTCAGGGGAATCGTCAAGATCACACGGAGGAGGACAGACCTTGCGACCGCATGGTCCGTTACAGCCCTTCATTTGCGGGGCCTTCCCAATGGCTTACTCAAAGTGCCGTCCTTTTTAAGGCGGAACTTGGGCTTAACTGTGGGAGTCACTTTGGGAGTAACTTCTGTGGGAGCAACAGTGATTGTTGTTGGTTCTTTATGCAGTAACTCATTGATCAGCACTGCAGTTTTGAATCGCAGCGCGTCAACAATGATCTGAGCGTCCATATCGGACAAGGTGATAGTTTTCATCGAAATATCCTTAGAAGGGAATGTCGTCCTCTGGGAAAGCCTCGGTGGACTTCGCGGAATCCATTTGTTCCTGGGCGTACTTCTTGCCAAAGAACGAGTTCCATTCAGGAGATGCCTTGATCTTCTCCTTGATGGAATTGCTGAAGGTCTCAAACACGCTCATGTCTGCCTCTGATATGGAGAACAGAACGGTCTTGTTGTGGCCCTGCGGGAGGCCTGCCTTCTTGATAGCGGCCGGCACACCAGAGATGCCGATGATGTTTGTGTACTCCTTGCCGTTGTTGCCTGTAGCGCGAGTCACTGACAACATGGCCCACTGGCCAAGGATGGCCTTCAACTCGAAGCCGCGGAGTTCCTGAGGGGTGAACTCCTTTCCACGCCAAGAGGTCAGATCCTTGCGGAGCGTAGCGTTCTCCGACAGGGAGAGCGTGTAGTTCTTCGAGATGGACATCGGCTCGCCCTTTTCGGTGAGCAGGGGTTGGCCATCCTCGTCTTCACCGTGAATCTCGAACTGCACCATGATCTTGGGCTGGCGCTTCTCCCCGAAGGATCCTTCGGTCTTCTGCGTGCCAAGATCGATGATGCGATAGCAGCGGGCCAGATGCGTGCCCGGAGGCACAGGCTTGAAGGCTGACGCTGTTCCTGATTCTTTTGCAATGAGTCCCATGATGGATTCCTAGTTGGTTGCGGAGGAGAGCGAAATCGCTCGGGGTTGCTGTTCCTGCTTCTGCTCGGTCAAGAGCGTCTTCCAGGTCTATGGTGGCTTCTTCGAAGTCAGTCAAACTGACTGATGCACTCTCGGAGCCAGTCAATTTGATGCTTGACACGATTTGCCTCGTTCAGGTTGTGGGCAGACATGGTTGCGTGCTGCTCAGAAAGGGTCATGTACTCGATGTACTCCCGCTGAGCATCTTCGATCCTGCGTTGTGCCACCACTTTGCCTGACGGTTTTCTTAGAAGTTCAATTAGATCTTTCATGCGCTGTCTTTCGCTGTTGTGGAAGCAACATGCTACCATGTGTGTAAGTCCTTCTTGCAATACCGTACAAAATTACTTAGGATTGTCAAACTCTGGCGTACACTATCCAACATGAACTTGAAAGACTACTTTGCAAACAAGCCCTATGGGTCGAAGGTCGAGCTTGCCAACAGGCTGGGCATTACGAAGACGTGGATGAGCCAACTCATTGCCGGCAGGGAGAAGTGCAGTCCAGCGATGGCGGTCAAGATCGAGCACATGACCGAAGGAGTCGTGGCTCGTGCTGACATGCGGCCGGACCTGTTCGGAGGATGAGATGAACTGGTACAAGTTTGACTTTGCCGCTTACTGGGCTGAGACCTATGGCATCGCTGATGCAGAGGATCTGGCTTACAGGCGGCTTCGTGACTTGTACTACCAAGCCGAAGGCCCGATCGAGAACGACCCGTCCAGGATTGAGCGCGAGATCGCCTTGGACTGGGACTGCATCGAGCCCGTGCTTTTGAGGTTTTTTGTCCAGGAGCCCAAAAACTACTGGACCCACAAGGCTTGGCAGGAAGACATCGACCATCGCAAGAAGAGGTCAGCGTCCAACGCCAAGGCAGGACAGATCGGTGGCAAGGCGAAAAAGGTGCGCAAGGCCCCCGAAATGTTGTAGAGTGTTGCGAAACCCGGCTAGGTGGGAAGTCATGAGCCCACCGAAAAGCGACCCCGTCCCGCCTGCCGTTGGTTTCCTTTAGGACGGATCTTTGGACGCGGAAATGCACTACTACCCACACCACATTGGTGACTTTTTGCGCGACACATCATCGCTGTCGCCAAGGGACTCCTACATCTACTTGCGCTTGATCTGGCTCTACTACGAGTCCGAGAAGCCACTTCCTGACGATCTTGAAGTGCTTGCCTACAAGGTTGGCGTGCGGGGGGAAGAGCAGTTGATCTCACTTCTGCTTCGCACGTTCTTCAGATACGACCCGGATCTGAAATCACATACGCATCAGAGGATCGACACAGAAATTGCCAAGTACCAACGCAAGGCAAACTCTGCAAGGCAAGCAAATCAGACTCGTTGGGCATCTGAAGCTGATCTGAAATCAGATACGAAATCTGATGCGCGTCAGATCGCAACCAATAACCAAGAACCAAGAACCACTAACCAAGAACCATCAACCAATGTTGTGGCGCCTAAGCGGCGCAAGCAGCTCCCGGATGACTTCTATCCTGATGCAACAGGTCTGAATGCTGCTGGGCAGAAGGGTGTTGATGTTGCGGTGGAGTTGCAGAAGTTCCGCGACTACCACGCATCCAAGGGTTCAGTGATGCTTGACTGGCAAGCAGCCTGGAGAACATGGGTGGGTAATGCTCGGCCTCAGTTCTCTGTTGTCTCGAAGCAGTCAGCTTTGGAGGCTCGAAACGCGGAAGTGGCCCGTCGGTTTTTGGCTTCTCAGGAGGGTGTATGAGCCAGAAGTTCATTGATGTGTTGGCTGGTGTTCACGACTTTTACGGCAAGGAGTTGACTCCGTTTGCTGCTCAGGTGTGGCAGCAGGCTTGCAAGCAGTTCGATGTTGAGCAGGTCACTAAGGCCTTGTCTGCTCACCTGATGGACCCTGAGCGCGGGCAGTTCATGCCGAAGCCCGCGGACATCGTGAGGCAGTTGCAGGGCACCAATACAGACAGGGCCCTGCTGGCCTGGGGGAAGGTCTTTGACGCAATGCAGAGCGTAGGTGCCTACAGGTCTGTCGTCTTTGACGATGGAGTCATCCACGCGGTCATTGAAGACTTGGGCGGTTGGCCGAAGGTTTGTAGATATCCCAACGATGAGTTGCAGTTCCTACAGAAGCGCTTCTGTGATTCCTACCGCGCCTATGCCGGTAGGCAAGACGTCACTTTCCCTGCGCAGTTGACTGGCGTGTATGACCTTGAGAACGCGAAGTTTGGTCATGTTTCGATGAACGGCCCGATCCTGATTGGAGATAAGCAGAAGGCTCTTGCGGTCAAAAGCGCAGGGGTAACCGGGCCGAAGACTCAGATGATCGAGATGAAGTCTGTCTTGCCTCGATTGCTGGAGGCAAGATGAACTGCATGGGTGGCTGGTGTTCCAAGAGACAGAATTGCGTGTACTACTGGCAGGAGAGCTACATGACGATGGAGAGGCTTTGTGAGCCAGACAACACCGACGCCTACCGTCGATACAGCATCAGAGACCTGGAGGCATCAGTGCCTCGTTCGGTGGATCCTAAAACTCCGGGTCAAGGATCCAGTGGCTGGGCGCCTCGAGCTTAACGGCGACGGTAAGTGGCGAGGCTGGAAGGTCAAAGACCCGAAAGTGTATGAGGACGTGTTAAAACAATGGCGGTTAGGTAACCGAGGAGAGGGTTGGTATGACTGAGATGAGTGACTTTCAGCGCAAGTTCTTTGCGCAAGGCCTGGGGCAGAAGCTCTTCACTGAGCAAGAGTTTGGTGAGGCGGTAGCCGCGGCTAAGGCGGAGATCATGGCGGTGGCCATCCACACCTCCCGGCAGGTGGTGTTCATCGAGCGTTCTGCTTGCGCAGACCTTGTCGACGCTCTTGCAACAAACGAAGACGAGGGGGAGGTCTGCACTGCTCTGCGTAACGCCGCGGAGTCGATCCGTAATCGGATCCCTGAGCAGCGTCAATGAGGTTCTGCGGTATCGACCCTGGAGCCATCTCTGGTGCCTGGGGGATGCTTGATCACCATGGCCAGTATGGGTCCAGTGGGTTCATTCCAAACGATGCCGGCCGGATTAAAGCGGGCGACTTCAAGACGGAACTGATGCAGGCGATCGACAAGCAGGACGTGATGTTCTGCATCGAGGACGTACACGCTATGCCCAAGCAAGGCGTAAGCAGCACCTTCAAGTTCGGCATGGCAGTAGGTGCGATACAGGCGATCGTGGAGTTGACTCGTGCCCCATGGGTGATTGTGAGACCTCAGGCATGGAAGAAGGACATGGGAGTCACCGCTGAGAAGACCACGAGTCTGGAGTTGGCGAGACGACTGTGGCCGAGCGCCCCGCTGAAGAGAGTCAAAGACCACGGCGTGGCGGAGGCTCTGCTGTTGGCTGAATGGCTTAGGAGGCAATCATGATAGTGATACTGGGAGGCGGTGGATTCATTGGCGGTCATTTGGGGCGCAGGCTCAAAAGCGAAGGGCACCGCGTTCGTATCGTAGACATCAAGCGACACGAGTATTTCCAGCAAGACGAGATATGCAACGAGTTCATACTTGGTGACTTGCGTGACCCAAAGACAGTAGCCCTAGTAATAGACGAAGGCTCTACTGTGTACCAGTTGGCTGCGGATATGGGTGGCGCTGGATACATATTCACCGGGCTCAATGATGCAAACGTAATGCATAACTCTGCGCTGATCAATCTGAACGTAGCGCATGAATGTGTTCAAAAGAAAGTGAAGCGCGTCTTCTACTCATCATCGGCGTGCATGTATCCAGAATATAACCAACTGGATCCAGATAACCCAAATTGTGAAGAGAGTTCTGCTTACCCGGCTAACCCAGATTCTGAGTATGGCTGGGAGAAGCTATTCAGCGAGCGCTTGTATCTCGCTTTCAATCGCAACTACGGGCTAGACGTCAGGATTGCACGGTTCCACAATATTTTTGGGCCGCAGGGTACATGGACAGGCGGGAAGGAGAAGGCGCCCGCGGCGATGCTGCGCAAAGCGGCCGAGGGCTGCATGGAGGTCTGGGGAGACGGTAAGCAGACGCGCAGCTTCCTCTACATCGATGAGTGCATCGAGGCGGTCTTGAGATTGATGCGGTCAAACTTCTTGGGGCCGGTCAATATAGGGTCTAAAGAGATGGTCACCATCAATCAACTAGCCAAGATTGCCATCGAGATATCGGGCAAAGATTTGCGCATTCAAAACATACACGGGCAAGAGTTCTTTGAGAAGTATGGATTCAAATGTCCTGTGGGTGTGCGCGGCAGAACATCTGATAACCGACTGTACAGAGACCAGATTGGATGGGAAGTATCTGCGCCTCTTGTGGACGGCATGAAAACAACATATGCCTGGATTGCAGGGCAACTGGAGAAACAGTGAAAGAACCAACCTTATTGGACGTGTTCGCGGTCTTTGCAATGCACGCCATGCTGCAACGCGGACATGAGATCGAACTGATTGAACTGTCTGAGGTGTCGTATGAGATAGCTCAGGCCATGCTGGAGCAATCCCAGAAAGCGGAACATGGACAGCCCCACTGAGATCAACCCTGAACGCAGCCTCGAGTACATCTGGCGGCACTCCAAGGCCTACGCAAAGGCTAAGGCGGAGCGGATCTACCTCGAGGAGTACCGAAAGAGCCTGAAGGCCATCTTGATGAAGCGTGCGCTGACGCAAGGATTTGAGGCAGCAAACGCTCAGGAACGGGAAGCCTACGCAGACCCCGACTACAAAGCCCTCTTGGAAGGCCTTAAAACGGCCATAGAGGCTGAGGAAGCGATCAGGTGGGGGTTGATAGCCGCAGAGGCTGCAATCGACGTCTGGCGGTCTAAGGAAGCCAGCGCAAGACAAGAGGTAAAGGCAGCACTATGACGACACTGGCAGAGAAGAAGCATATGAGCCGCGTGGCGGAACTTGGATGCGCTGTATGCCGCAGGATGGGCCACGCGGGTACGCCTGCAGAACTGCATCACCCGCGGCACGGGGCAGGAATGGGCAAGAGAGCAGGTCACTTCAGCGTGATTCCGTTGTGCCCGGAGCACCACCGCGGCAACACCGGAGTCCACGGCCTGGGAACGAAAGGCTTCCCGAAGCACTGGGGCTTCACCGAAGAGGATCTGTTGAAGGAGACCCTCGAACTTGTGTAAGACCCCATGAAACAGTAGGGATTGACTCAACGATCAAAGAGTCGCTTACACTGCATTCACTGCAATGACGCAGGTTAACAAGGAAACCCAAATGACTACCGCAATCAAGACCAGCCAGATCGACGACCTCGGCATCCTCCTGGCTCAGATCGCTGATCTGACCAAGCAGGCCGACAAGATCAAGGCCGACATCAAGGAAGAGGCCAGCCTCAGTGGCCAGAAGGCGTTTGACGGTGAACTCTTCACCGCCAGCTACATCGAGAGCAACCGGTCCACCGTGGACTGGAAGGCGATCGCCAAGGTTCTGGCCATCCCGGCCGACCTCATTGCAAAGCACACCGGCACCACCGCGGTGTACAGCGTCAAGGTCACGTCCCGTTAAACCCAGCCCCTTCGGGGGCATACCAAGGAAAGCACCATGAAGATCTGTTTCACAGAGAAGGAAGTCGCGGAGATTGTTCTGGCCCATGTGCAGAAGTTCTTCCCGCAGGCCAATGTGGCCGAGATTAGCCACTACAGCGTGGACTACTGCAGGGTAACGCACGAGGCTCCGGCTGAGCCTGAGGCTGAGTAAGCACAAGGCCCCTAGTGGGCCTTTCCTACTTAAACACTAGGGTATCGACCAGTAGGCAAAGAATCGCTTACACTCTCTTTACTGCACTACGCAGGCAACAAGGAATCAAGATGTTCAAAGTCATCACTGAGTACAAGGGCTGGAGCCAGTCTCTGCCCGTCACCATGACCCGCGAGTTCAGCAGCCGCGAGCAGGCGTTAGACTGGATCTCTGACGAGATCTTCCAAGAGGACACGCTGCGCGTGCGCTGCCCGCAGATGGACATCGAGGAAGTGGGAGAGTTCGCATGAACACGCATCGCACCGGCAACGAGTGGGTTGCAGGCTTGGACCGGAAATGGGGTTTCGGCGCTGACTTTGCGTGCGAAGACATCATCGATGCCCCGTCTTGGATTCCTACGGGATCCTCGAAAGTAGTGGAAGGCTGCGGAGAGCCCGTCGTCTTCCGCCACAACTTCCGCCCAGGCATTTGGGGGAGCGGCAAATATGACTGAGATGAAGATCACGGTTGTCTACGATCCTCCCCCAATCCCGCTGCGCACAATGGACTATGTGGCTTACGAAGATGAGCACAGCGCTAGGGGCGCAACGGCCGGAGAAGCCGTAGAGGCTCTGCTGGAGCAGTTCCCTGAAGAGCCCGACATCGAAGTGATAATCGAGAGATGAACGAACAGCATCAAGCAGTCATCGACTTCTGCAACGAACCCAGGACCGCGGCTGAGATCAGCAAAGTCCTGGGAGTCACGCGCTGGTACACCTATTCGATGTGCCGGCGCAAGTTGCTCAAGAACGTCACACAGGCGCACGGGGAAGCCCGATACGTGGCCGCGGAAGAGATGCCTCCACCGGTCAAACGGAAATCTCGAGCTAAGCAGTGGACGCCTCAAGCAGCTATTGCCCAGGTCAGCAGCATCTGGCACTACGCCGAGCGTATGAAATCCTGACAAAGATGTAGGGACATAGGCACACAGTCCAAGAATCGCTTACACTAGCGTCACTGCAATCAAGCAGGTAACAGAGAAGGAACAGAGAAATGAACAACTACCGCATCAGCAAGGAAGGCAACGAGTGGGCCGTGAGCAACAAGAAGACCGGCCTGATCCTCGTCGCCTTCGACCGCAAGGACCAAGCCGAAGACTATCTGGTGGCACAGCGCCGCGCTGACGAGCAGAGCCAAGTGCTCGGCGACTTCAACCGCGCTGCCCTGATCCGCGAACTGCTGGCTGAACTGGCTTGAGAGGAGCAGATCATGACTGCAATCACCGTTGTGTCAGCTTCGGAATACTCAAACACCTTGGTCTACATGGTGCTGCGTGGCAAAACCACCTATTGGATTCAGTACAGCGGAAAGCTGCCGCCCTACGTCAGCCAGCGGTACTTCTCCAAACTTGGTAGGTCTGGAGAGCGCCGAGTGCCTGATGGCAAGGTACGTGCCAATTTGCTGGCCGCGATTGAGGCGTACAAGGCGCAACCGCTGCGCGAACGTCTCTGCACCCCCATGACTGTTGGCGAGGCTTCTCTTGCTGCCTCTAGCGTCATCTAAGGAGCAAGACCATGCTGTACGGATACATCTCCTCCTTCGACGCCGACAGGCCCGAAACCCCCGAAGTGACCGAACTCAAGTTCGACATCACCCTGAACGCCATCAAGCGTACAGTAGAGTACGACGAAGACGGCGCCTTCATCGTGAAGGCAAACGGCAAGACCGCGGAACGCGATCTCACTGAAGAACAGTGGGACGACCTTGAGCGCGAAGTCCAGAAACGCCTTCGCCCTGACTGGGTTGACTATTGGCTGGCAAACTAAGAATAGAATCAACTCCAGATTAAACGCTGGAGCCAAACATGCCCCTCAAAGCCCTTAAAACGCCTCAGGAGCCACCAAAGCCAAAGACTAAGGCTAAGGTGGCTTCAGCCCTTGCGGTAGCTCCAAAGAAGACAGGACGGCCCTCTAAGTACACACCAGAGATAGCCAAGCAAATGTGCGAGATGCTCGCAGATGGAGTGCCACTCAGAGAAATCTGCAGGCGGGAAGGCTTCCCAGCTTGGCAAACAGTTTACGACTGGATGTGGCGAGATGATTTGTTGGGTGAGGGCGGCGCCGGTCTTTCCGTAGCCATCGCACGGGCTCGTGAAGTCGGCCAGGACGCTATTGCCGAGGAGATCTGGCTGGACATGAACCAGCAGCCTGAGCGCATCCTCTCGGAGGGCGGCGGCCGGGTGGACTCAGGCTATGTGCAGTGGCAGAAGGCTAAGGCTGAGATCGGGCTGAAGCTGCTGGCCAAGTGGAACCCTAAGCGCTACGGTGACCGCGTGCAACTGGCTGGTGACGCTGATAGCCCGTTGAAGATCGAGGCTGAAGTGACCGCCGACAAGCTACTCCAGGCCTTGCTGACCAACGCAGAGTTGAAGAAGAAGGCTAACGACTCCGTGTAAGAACCTCTTTTGGTCTCGGAAAACACGGGCTGAGACCACCAAGCGTGCAATAATCCATTGATCGTTGTGTAGTTTCTTGCTACATTCTTGTGATGCCGAACTGCCGCACCTGCCATTACTCCTTTCAGGATCCTGCGCTGGTGCTGCGGTGCCGGTACTTCAACCGCATCTGCTACCAGCCGTGCGACTTGTACATCTACGAACCGGGGGCACTAGCATGAGAGCTAGGAATAACTGATGGACAACAGGATCACTGTGCCCCAGGTAGCCCGCTTGATGGGCGTAGTGCTGGACAACCGCACTTCCTGGGCGGTGGGCTCAGAGATGGCTCACCAGTACCAGCAGGAGTTCGGTGAGAACCCGCCGAAGGACAACCGGCCGAAGACCAATGGCGGTGGCTCTCACTGCTTCGCGCTGTACCCAGTCAAGTGGGAGCAGAAGATCCGCGACGTCATCGAGTCACATCTCGAGCAGCAGGCTCGGCAGGACAGCCTGTTCGAATGACTGACTTAGCAGAGGCGTTCAGAGACCCTCAGGTACTGGCCAGCCTCAAGTCCCTGCCCGTAGAGAAGCGCTTAGCCTATCTCTGGCGGGCCACCTGGGTGCAGACGGCACACAAGCATCAGATCGTCCCGTCAGGCGACTGGTGGAGCGTCTGGCTCATGCTGGCCGGCCGCGGCGCAGGCAAGACACGCACGGCCGCAGAGCAGATCGGCTGGTGGGCCTGGACGGAGCCCGAGACCCGCTGGCTGGTAGCAGCCCCCACTAGCGCTGACGTCCGTGGCACCTGCTTCGAGGGCGACTCAGGCCTGCTGAGCGTCATCCCGAAGGAGTTGGTGGCGGACTACAACAAGGCGTACCACGAGCTACGGCTGACCAACGGGAGCCTGATCAAGGGCATCCCTGCCAGTGAGCCTGAGCGCTTCCGGGGGCCGCAGTTCCACGGGGCTTGGTGCGATGAGCTAGCAGCCTGGGAGTACATCCAGGAGGCCTGGGACCAGATCCAGTTCGGGGTCCGGCTGGGCCAGAAGACCAGGACGATCATCACGACTACCCCGCGGCCGAAGGATCTGATCCTCGAGTTGATCGGCCGGGAAGGCGACGACGTAGTGATGACGACCGCCTCCACATACGAGAACCTGGGCAACCTGTCGGAGAACTTCAGGAAGCAGATCCTGCAGTACGAGGGGACGAAGCTCGGCAGGCAGGAGATCTACGCTGAGATCATCGACCCTGAGGACGGGGGGATTGTCAGGCGGGACTGGTTCAAGCTCTGGCCTGCTGGGCGGGCGTTCCCGAAGTTCGAGTACATCGTGCAGAGCTATGACTGCGCGACGTCAGAGAAGGCGATCAATGACCCGACTGCCTCGAGCACCTGGGGAGTGTTCAAGCCGCAGGATGGCCCGATGAGCGTGATGCTGATCGACTGCTGGAACGAGCGGATGCAGTACCCGGATCTGCGGCCGAAGGTTATCGAGGAGTACGACACCATCTTTGGAGAGGGCAAGGAGAAGAAGCGGGTGGACTTGATCCTGATCGAGGACAAGTCGGCCGGCATCAGTCTGATCCAGGATCTGCAGAGAGCGCACCTTCCTGTGCGGGGGTACAACCCTGGCAAGGCAGACAAGGTCCAGCGGTTGAACATCGTCTCGAACATCATTGCCCGCGGCAGGGTGTGGATCCCTGAGAGCGATCGTCGGAAGGGTTACGTGAAGGACTGGGCTGAGGGGTTTGTGTCGCAGATGTGCGCCTTCCCTGAGACGACTCACGATGACTACGTAGACACCTGCACGCAGGCTTTGAGGTTCCTGAGGGATGCAGGGTGGTTGGAGATTGATCCTCCACCTGAGGATGACTACGACGAGGACGACTACGTAGACAGTGGCAAGACCAAACGAGAGAACCCATACGCGCAATGAAGTACATATTCAGTATTGGTGTATTTGGGAATAATCCCAGGTATATATATGGTGCGTATAAGCAGTATGAGTTAGCTCAGAGATATTACCCTGGCTGGGAGTTTCGAGTATATATTGATGATGCCAGCAGGATTAACTTACCTAGGGCGACGGTCATAGAGGTCAAGGACAACTCTGATGGTACGTTCTGGAGGTTCTTCCCTTGGTTTGAGTCTGGTCTAAACGTGACGATCTGCCGGGATGCTGATAGCAGGATTACGGCTAGAGAGGCGATGGCCACGTATGAGTGGTTGGCCTCTGACAAGATGTTCCATATCATGAAGGATCACCCTACGCATAGGCCGATACCAATCCTTGCGGGGATGTGTGGGATGAAGGGCCAGTTAGATTCAGGTGTGGGGACTAAGCTACTGGCCAGGATGCTGGTTCGCAAAGAGTACGGCGCTGATCAGGATTTTCTTGCCAATGTGGTGTATCCGGTTGTCAAGCACAGTTGCATGGAGCACGAGTTTGATACTGGTTGGTTTGGAGTATCAAGGAATCATTTGTATAACCGGTATGAGTGGGTAGGTAACGGGTTTGACGAGAATGAGTTACCGATATATCCGCCTACTGCTGAAGAGCGTAATGGGTATGACCGTTTCAAGTTGCCGGAGTCGGCTAAGTTCTGTGGGTATTACAAATGAAGTACATTATCTCTAAGGGTTTTGAGGGGTTCTGTGACAGGCTGCAATGCTTGTCTGATTGCCTTACTACCTCCATCAAGTACAACAGGACGCTGGTCGTTGACTGGAACGACAGGATCTGGAAGGAGGGGTTCTACCGGTACTTCTGGTTTGAGGGCTTGCCAGAACCTTCTGTAGTGGAGGGGGCGATCTGGCCTGAGTGGTGGAAGGAGGCGCTTGCAAAGCCTGCGGGGGACTGGATCTACAAGCTACGGGATGAGTTGACGTTCAACCTTGAGAAGGCTGACCCGTATGCGGGGGTGTGGGTGCATCCTGGGATAGGGCTGAGAACGTACAACTTCGGTGTCTTGGCGAAGCATTGGAGGCTGACGGATGACTGTAAGGAGCACGTTCTGGAGCATTTGAAGGGGGTTCCTGACCTTCCTGTGGTTCACCTGAGGGGTACGGACAGGGAGTTCAAAGAGGAGCGCTTTGAGGAGCTTGTGGCAAAGGTGCCACGGGCTGCAGTGGTGTCAGATGATGAGGGGCTGGTGAAGAGGTGGATGGAGCGGTGCCCTGAGTCTGTAGTGGTGACCAAGAGGTTTGTGTCAGACAAGGTTGGCGGACACCGGCTAAATGAGTGGCAGCTACCTAAGGGGCTGACCAAGCACCAGATGAACCTTGACCTGATTGCGGACTTCATGACGTTGGCATGTGCGCAGGAGGCGCATGGGCTGAACGAGGAGAGCCTGTTCTGCAAGATGGCGGTGCTGTTTGGCAAATGCGGCGGGCCAGAGGCGATGGGGCTCAAGAAGCGTCCGCAAGTGAACGCTTGACGCTCATGCGGCAGGTATGAAGTAACGCAGATGGACTTGACATCTGTGACGGCTTATGATCCGCCTACTGAAAGGTTGATGAAGACCGTGAGAAGGCCGCTGTTCGCTTTGTCCCAAGGCAAATGTTCATAAGTTGATCATGGAGGCTTAAAATGGCAGGACCGTTGTTTGCTGTGGGGCGGGCGCTGCTGGGCAGCCAGCTCACCCAGCCGATAATGAATGAGATGGCGGTTCGCGGGTTGAGTAGCGGAACGCTGAGTCCGGAAGTGGCGCAGTTGCTGTACAGCAACCGCACTCTGGGCGAGCAGCTCGCCAGCAGCGTTGAGCCGCTGGGGCGGCTGCTGGGGTTCCTGCCCGAGGAGCGACCCAACTACAACCTGCCCGACGACTACAGCGTGGGTCCGCAGGGCGAAATTTACAACTTGGCCGGTGACCGCATGGTTACGGGCGAAGGCGTGACGGGGTTCCAGCCCGTAGCGCAATACGGGGAGTACGGGTTTCAAGAGCCTTTGCCGCTCGATCAGCTGCCGTTGCCGCTCGATCAGCCGTTGCCGCCGCCGCCTGGGGCGGGGTCCGGCTTTTTTGTGCCTGCTGCGGAGGGGCTGCTCAGCCTACAGCAACCGTCGCAGGAAGATGAACAAGAACGGCGCCGCAGGGAATGGCAGGATGCAACCGGAGGTGCTCATGGAGGTGTTGTTGCAAACGGGGTAATAGCGCAACGTAAAAGCCAGCAAGGCTACGCTAAAGGCGGTTTTGTACAGAACACAGAAGGCCGATCTATAGCAGACGACAAATACCTAGAGCGACTGAGTCAATTGCGCCCTCAGGCGGGACGAAGACCTAAGCGGCCGGCAAAGCCAGCGCTGCTGGATATCCCTGCTGACCCATCCTTGTCTGTGCCGCCCCTTGCTGGGCCAAGGCGTCGACCTGAGGCCGAGGCTTCGATGACTGCGCTGCCAGAGCCTTCAATGGCGCAGAGGCACGCCCGAAGCCTTGAGCGGTATTTCACTCCCAAGATGGGTGGTCCGCAGTCCAGGGCTGTATCACAGACTTTACTAGGTGGCGATGCGAGTATGCTGCCTTTTGGCATTGGCCTTCAGGAGTTTGTGCCGCTCTCCCCGTATGTGGCGGAGCAAGCTGGTTCCATGATCAGGGAGGGGATTGAAACTGATAGCCCGATGACATCGGCGCTGGGGGCGGGCCTGGGCGTTTTGCAGGCGCTTCCTGTGGCTAAGCCGATGGCTCGAGGCGCGGAGCGGATGGCGAACATGGCGGTGCCTGCGATGGCAAGGCCGTTCACTAATGTTCCGTTGACGATTGAGGCGGTTAGCCCGGTGCTGGGCCAGAAGGGTTCTCGAGCGTTCAAAGAAGGCATGACGCAAGAGTTGATCGGCCCTGGCGGCGCGTATGACATGGGCACGATGGGTGGCCAGCGCACTACGCAGATGCCTGGGCAGGGCGTGTACCGGAACGTGGCTGGTGTGCTTGAGACCAACCCGATGCAGGTTGTGTACGTTCCTGGTATCAGGGACATCTCCAAGAGCCCGCAGTTGACGCAGGATGTGGCCAGTGCTGGTTCTGCGCTGGAGCAAGAGGCGATGGCTGGCATCCGGTTCTTGCCGATGGCCACCAACCGTGCTGAGGACTCTTCTGCGATGCTGATTCGGCCGAAGAAGGGTCAGCTATCTCCTGAGGAGATCATCGCGTTGTCTGACCGCCTGGGAAGCTCTATGGTGGTGTCGCACAACCCGCGGTTGGGTGGGGTTGTGGTGGTGCCGTTTGGCGAGGTCAAGCGCGGCAACATTCCTACGGAGTTCATCCAGGCGCAGTCTGCTGCCAACGACATTCTTGGCAAGAAGGCCAATGTTCAGTACGGTGTGGCGGACATGACCAAAGACCGGCTGTTCATGGAGAAGCCGGATTACGCGAGCTATGGATCAAGGCCAGCCGACCCTGAGTTTGAAAAGTATCGGGATGAGTTGAAGTACCTGGAGAGCCGGATGTTTGGTTCTGGCCCTGAAGGAGGAGTTCAATCCTGGTCTAGGGGACCGGCGTACCCGACCACCGTAGTAGGCCGAGGAGAAGGATGGCAACCAGCCAACCTAGCCACAGAAGAGTACGGCCGGGTGTTCCCAAGTTTCCGGCAGGCTGATGAGGAACGAGATGTGATGCTGCAGGACTGGCAGCGGTCGATGCCTGGAAGAGTGCGCGATACAATGCGTTGAGGCTTGATGCGAACTGGCGAGCTTCTTCTTGAGTCTTGAACCGACCAAAGATGCCGCCTGGACTGTCCAGACCTCCATGTACAACGATGATGTCCTCGCCATCCTGCGCCGTACCGAAGGGGTACAGCATCTCAACGGGAAGCGGCGTGAATGGCTTGTAGTAGAGCATCCTCGCATGCTTACATAATCTAACCCGCCCGTCAACGGAGTGAGGCATGGCAGACGAGATTGGTGCGGCATTTGTATACCCTTCATCTGGGCGCAGGCCTGAGAGGCTGAACAAGAGCCGAGATGTGAATGCCCCATTACAGTTGGCTAGAGGTTGGACTGCTGGTCTGCTGGGGTTACCCGGCGATATCGAGGGTCTGGGGCGGATGCTGGTGAATCTGGCGCCTGCCGGGCGGGAGCACGAGCGCGTCACGGGGCGGAGTTTTGTGGATAAAACGCCCGCGTTGCCCACCAGTGATTTTTACCGCGAGTGGCTGCCCGGGTACGATCCCGCACCGGCGGCGAAGGCCTTCAGCGGGCTTGGGGCGCTTACTGGAGGCATGGGTGCAACCAAGGTAGCTGGCGCTGGTATCAAGGGCGCCAAGGCCGCAGGAAGGGCTCTGGGGCCGAAGGCTGCTGAGATGGCAGAGGGCTACCTGCTGAAGAGTGGTCTGGCCCCGTCTGTGATCAAGCCCAAGGGTGGCAACTGGTTGGCCGGCAGTGTGGAAGGTGGTGTGGAGCGGTTGAAAGTTATGCCTGACCCACCATACATGCCGTACAACCAGGAAGAGCTTCAGCAGGCCGCGGCCCGCGGTTTCGGCCCGCGTGATCCAGAAACCGGCTTGATGCCTGCTCCCGTGAGCGCCGAGAACGCCGCCCTCAACCACTGGATTGACACCAAGCTCAACAAGTACATCAAGAACGAGATGGGTACACCGGAAGACCCGGTGAGGGCTTTGGCTGAGCGTGGTGTTACTCACCTGCCTGAAGGTAATTTGGAAAGGGCGGCTGAGTGGACTCCTGATACTCTTGGCGGCCGACGTAGGGCTGCTGGTTTCCCAAAAGAGGGTTATGCGACTACGCCCGCTGGGCAAGGATGGGAGCAGCTTGCGGATGAGGCAATCCACAATATGCCTGCGAGTGAGCGTATCAAGCAGCGACCTGCTGGGTATCAAGATGAGGATACATGGTTAGATAAAGTCCCACCGGAAACCATGACCTATGGCGTATACAGAGGGATTGCTGAGGGCGATGAGCTTGGTCTACCGCACCTCATTGACGAACTGCGCAACGCAACTAACCCCAACTCTGATCTACCAGCTAATCTCCGGTGGAAGCCCGAAGACCTGAAGAAGGTCACAGTCCCCCAGGCTGTAGAGCGTGTTGCCAAGATCAACGAGTACCGTGCTGCTCAGATGGCTGCGGCTCAGAAGGCCGCCCGAGAGGGCATCCCGCTTCACAAAGAGTATGAGGGGGGCTTCCAATGGATGGCCGCACCTGATACCGCAATTGATCCCAAATCTCTTCAATACATCAAAGATGTCGGGTGCGAGAGCGGGTGGTGTACGCAAGGCGAAGGTCTTGCCAAGAAATACGGCGGAGATGAGGGCAGGCTTTATGTGCTGCACGATCCTGCTGGCAAGCCGGTTGTTCAAATTTCAGTCAAGACTACAAAGCGGGAATTGCCTGAACGAGAGATTCCTTGGGAAGTTACAACTGAACTCAAAGAAAGCGCTGAACAGAGGGCAAGGGCGATTGGTGAGCAAAAAGGGTTTGGCCCTTACAGTGATGAAGTATCACTGCTTCAGTCTGAGCTATATCACGAAGACTTGTTTCAATGGAGATCCAAAAATCCACAAGTCTCAACTGAAATCTTGGAGATTAAAGGCAGGCAGAACGGCGCACCAAAGGAAGAATACTTGCCGATGGTGCAAGACTTTGTTCGCAGTGGTAACTGGAGCAGAGTTGGGGATTTACACAACACTCAACTGATCGCTGTTGATCCGGGGTCAGAGCTTGCGAATGCCTTGCAGACTGCAGGAAAAAAAGTACCGCAGTATGTAACCCAAGATGAGCTTACAAAACTGTTAACTTGGAAGCGTGGGGAGGGCGATGTTCCGCAAGGCTTTGCCAAAGGCGGCTTCGTACAAGATACCGAATCCCAGCTTCCAATGCTCGATGAGATGCGTCTGGAGATGATGGATCGCGGATACGCTGCTGGAGGTCTTGCTACGGCTCTCAAGGCTGCTACCAAGGCGCATCCCGTGCGGCAAGGAAGTTTGCAAGAGACCATAACCAACATCAACAAGAAGTTGGCCGATGACGCTGCCGCCAACAAGACTAAGCCGATTGCCTCGGCGGCTGTCGTCAACTCCACCGTTTCCAGGTCTGCTGACAAGATTGCCAAAGCTAATCCAAAACTCTCGGAGGCTGAGGTTGCAAAGAAAGCGGAGAGGGATGCTCTTGCTAAGCTCAAGTGGGAACGTCAAGAGAGGCCCGGGCTTGAGAAGACCTACGGTGAACTGGAGAAGAGCAGTTACCAGGATCCTCGTGCCAAACGGCTTCGCAACGTGCCTGAAGTGGTGGAGGAGCGTGCTCGCAAGGCAGAAGAGTTCCTGGCACAGCCTGTAGAGCCCTGGAAGCCTCCAGAGTCAGGGCTACAAGCCTTTGATCGATCGCTTATTAAAGATGCCCTGGAGGGCTTTCCTGGCGTGGAACAGACTCGGTTCCCCAGGTATCAGCCGGCGCGTGCAGATTTAAGCTACATCGATGAGATCTATAACGATCCGCGCAACCGTGCTTTGATTGAACAGCAGATCAAGCGAGGCCTTCCGCTAGGGGGCGAGACGTTCTACGCCAGCCTGTATCCGCTGAAGGTTGCGACAATGGAACGTGGGATGCCGGCGTCCAAGTTTGAGCAGTTTGTGTATGAGACTGCTCCGGCTAGCGCCAGAAACTCGATTATGAACGAGATGGCCGTAGGTCAGTTCTTAAGAGATATGAAGGCTCGCGGATTGCCGCTGGATGAAGATACTGTGACGCAAGAAATGGCCAAGTTTAAGAGCCAGTATGGAACTGGCTTGCCTTTAATGCCGGTCCACCGTGAAGGCGTGCGACAGGTCATTGAAGGCCCGCAAAACCTACGCGAGATGGTGAAGGCTGACATCCCCACCAATTACAAGATCCCGACGTACGGGACGCAGAAGGCTGGAGATTTTGGCAAGAGTATGGTGCTGGATGTCCATGAGTCTGCTGGGCAAACTCAAGCCAGCAGGTACCACCCGTACTTTACTGAGCAGGGTGGGTTTGGACCGACTGAGTACGGATTGGCTGAGGGCAAGATGCTGGACATCGCTCAAGGCCTTGGTATCCCAGGCGGTATGGCTCAAGCGGGCAGATGGTTTGGTGGTGGAGAGTTGACCGGCCTGAAGTCGCCTCGTGGGGACGCGTTGGATCTGTTGGAAAAGCAGGCTGCATACACCATGCAAGGCATGGGTATCAACCCAACCCCGCAGAACGTGCGCAAGTACCTGCTGGACATGATTGAGAGTGGTGAAGGAGTGTTGATGCCATACTTCAAGTCTGAAGGTATGCCGGACTATCGCGTGAAGAAGAAAGAAGGTGGCCTAGTCACACTTGAAGGCGCAGAGGACTTTGCCAAGCAGATCATGACGAAGATTGCCAACAACCCAATGAGTGCAGCAGATGGCCACAGAATTCCCGATTGACCAAGAGTTTGGACGCTTTGTTGGGCCTGACTCGGCCAACCAAGAAGAAGAGGAGCCGGTAGAGGTCGAGTTGGATCTCGAGGAGTCCGACATTGAGGAGCTTCCTGATGGCTCGGCGATTGTGAAGATGCCCAGCAAGGGGCCGATGGAGGATGAGGACTTCTATCAGAACCTTGCAGACAGTGACGACATCAATCCGCTGGATCTGGGCACGCTGGCCATGCGGTACATAGAACTGGTCGAGAAGGACCAGGAGGCTCGCAAGCAGCGCGACAAGCAGTACGAAGAGGGCATTCGACGCACCGGTCTGGGCAACGATGCGCCTGGGGGAGCCAATTTCCAGGGTGCTTCGAAGGTAGTCCACCCGGTGATGGCTGAAGCGTGCGTGGACTTTGCTGCGCGGGCGTTCAAGGAGATGTTCCCGCCTGATGGGCCTACCAAGACCAAGATTCTTGGTGATGTTGACGAGGAAAAGCTGCAGATTGCCGAGCGCAAACGCGACTTCATGAACTGGCAATTGACTGACCAGATCGAGGAGTTCGCTGACGAGCAAGAGCAGATGCTCACTCAACTGCCTTTGGGTGGTTCGCAGTACCTGAAGCTCTGGTACGACGAAAAGAAGAAGCGCCCCTGTGCGCAATTCTTGCCGATCGATGATGTGATCTTGCCGTTTGCCACGGCCAACTTCTACACGGCACAGCGTGTGACGGAGATGGATGACATCTCTGACTACGAGTTCAAGCGCCGGATCAAATCAGGCCTGTACAAGGACACCACGTTCATCCGGGCAACGATGGATCCGGAGCCTACGGGGTCTCAAAAGGCCAGCGACAAGATCGAAGGACGGTCAGAGAACGACAACGAAGACGGCGTGAGGCGCGTCTACCACATCTATACGTGGTTGGAGCTTGAAGATGATCCCAGGACGAAGGGCGAGATGGCTCCTTACATCCTGATGATCGATAAGCTGGACTCCGAGGTGATCGGTTTGTACCGAAACTGGGAGGAAGGCGATGAAACAATGACCAAGTTGAACTGGATCATTGAGTTCAAGTTCATTCCTTGGCGTGGAGCATATGGTGTAGGCCTGCCGCACCTCATTGGAGGCCTCTCAGCGGCCGCTACAGGCGCTTTGCGGGCGCTCCTGGACTCTGCCCACATCAACAACGCTGCAACGCTCCTGAAGTTGAAGGGCGCAAAGGTCTCTGGGCAGTCTCAGCAGGTCGAAGTCACGCAGGTTGCCGAGATTGAAGCGGCGCCTGGGGTTGATGACGTGCGCAAACTGGCTATGCCGATGCCGTTCAACCCGCCGAGCCCGGTACTTTTCGAGCTTTTGGGCTGGTTGACCAACGCGGCCAAGGGTGTGGTGACCACTGCAGAGGAAAAGATCGCTGATGTAGGCCAAAACACGCCTGTTGGCACGACTCAAGCGCTGATTGAGCAGGGCGCCGCGGTGTTTTCCGCCATCCATGCCCGTTTGCACAAGTCCCAGGCCCGTGTTTTGCAGGTTTTGCAGCGTATCAACCGCTGGTACGTTGATGACATGCGCCGCGGTGAGGTTGTAGAAGACCTCGACATCAAGAAAGAGGACTTTGCTCGGATCACAGACGTGATTCCGGTGTCTGACCCGCACATTTTTAGCGAAACGCAGCGGATGGCGCAGACCCAGGCGGTCATGGCCATGATGAAGGACAACCCTGACCTGTTTAACAGGAAAGTGGTCATCCAGCGCTTTCTCAAGCAGATCAAAGTTCCCGGTATCAACGAATTGATGCCTGACACGCCTGCTCCTGAGAAAACTGACGCTGCAAACGAGAACGTGTCAATGTGTATTGGCCAAGCGGCGTTTGCATACCCTGAACAAGACCATCTGGGCCATATTCAGGCGCATTTGGACTTTGCTAAAAACCCAGTGTTTGGTCAAAACCCAGTCATTGCACCTAATTTCTTGCCGAAAGCTGTCGAACACATCAAACAGCACCTTGTATTGTGGTATCTTGGCAGGATGAACGAATACGTTGATCGCGCTGTTGGGCGAAAGATTGATCCGTATGACCTGATGGCTGATCCTAAGAATTTGGATCGATTGTTCGCAACAGCATCTCAACACGTACTGATGGACACCGAGGAGACCTTAAGTGGGATCATGCCGGTGATTAAGCAGATGGTGAAGGCGCTCGAGCAATACAAGCCCAAGCCTGATATGACGCCGGATGCACAGGTGTTGCTGCAGACCAGCATGGCCGAGACTGAGCGTCGTAAGGCACGGGATCAGGCAGAACTGCAATTGCAAGGCAACAAGTTGGCCGCGGATATCCAGATGGAGATGAAGAAGCTCCAAGATCAGCAGGCTATGGAGATGGAAGGTTTGCAATTGAAATATGCAATTGCTGCAGGCGACAACGAACTCAAAGAGCGCATCGAAGCTGCCCGCCTGACCAGGGACGCAGCTCGATTGAAGCAAGACCAGGATAGTTTGATCCTGGAGTATTCCCCTTTAGGAGCAAAACATGGCTACCAGTGACAAGGAACAGCAGAGCGTTCTCGTGCCTCAGCACAAGCGGATGGCGCAGGGCGCTCCCATCTCGGGCCAGACTCTTGAGAACAAGAGTCAGAAGAATACGGGAGGCGCTCTATCGCAAGCTAAGAAATCCAAGTGAAGACCATCGGAGATCTGATCGGCGGAATCAAGGCTAGGCAGGCTGAAATAGCCGCGTCCCTCGCTGCTGGCCATGCAGCGAACTGGGAGTCTTACAACCGCGTGGTCGGTCATAACCAGGGGCTCCAAGAGGCGTTGGATATCCTGAACGAATTGATGAAAGAACCTGATGAACATGAACGAACCGGAAGTCGCTAACGCGACTGAATTAGCTTGGTCATTTCCGAGCGTGGACCCCGGTGCGAAACCTCTAGGCGGACGAATCCTTGTGCAACTCCGCCGCACGAAGCAGAGGGCTACAAGCGCTGGAATCATCCTGGTCCACGAGACCAAGGAAACCGAGAAGTGGCAGAACATGGTGGCCAAGGTGATCGAGATCGGTCCCCTGGCGTTCAAGCACCGAGACACGATGCTGGCGTGGCCTGAGGGCTCCTGGTGCGTGGCTGGTGACTACATCCGTGTTCCGAAGTGGGGTGGCGATCGCTGGGAAGTCAAAGTCCCTGGCGAAGACGACATGGACGACCCCGCACTCTTCATGATCTTGAACGACCACGAAGTGATCGCCAAGGTTACGGGCAACCCGCTTGAGATGAAGGCCTTCCTATGAGCACAGAACCGAACAAAGACGACGACATAACTGTCGTTGAGGAGAAAGACGGCTCCGTAACCGTCGAGATGTCCGAGGATCTTGTCCCCGATACGGGCAATGACGCCGAGGAACAAGCGTCTGGCGATGATCAGGACGCTCCTGGTGACTCTGATGCAGTCCGAGAGGCAAGGCGCAACAGGCGCAAGGCCAAGAAGGAGTACATCAAGCGCACCAACGAGGAGAAGGACTCTCGCCTGCAGTCGTTGCAGCGTCAGAACGAAGAACTGATGCGACGGCTGTCCCAGGTTGAGCGCAAGACTGTCGAGTCTGACATCCATCGTCTGGACAAGATGATGGAAGACGAGGAGTTGAAGGCGCGTTACTGGGAGACCAAGCGCAAAGACGCCTTCACCAGCCGAGACGCAGACGCCTTCTCAAAGGCTGAAGAGGCTCTAGCCCAAGCCAAGCAGCGCCTGTATCAGATGAACGCTGCCAAGCAGAAGTTCTCTGAAGGCGCTCAAGAGCCCAGTGTCGATCCCAAGGTTGTGCGCCGTGCCAAAGACTGGATGGACCGCAACGACTGGTACGACCCTGAAGGCAATGACGAAGACAGTCAAATTGCCAAGATCATTGACAAGAAACTCACTGATGAGGGTTTGGACCCGACGTCAGAGGATTATTGGGATGAGTTTGACACTCGCTTGCAAAAGCGTTTGCCACATCTGTATACTCGACAACAAGGGAGATCCGAAAGGAGGCCCCGGTCGCTTGTTACTGGATCAGCGCGTGAGTCATATGGTGGTGGAGGTACTGTCAATTTGCGGTTGGAACCTGAACAGGTTCGAGCCATGAAGGACGCAGGCTTCTGGGACGACAAAGTCAAACGAGCCAAGATGATCAAGCGCTACGCTGAAGCAGCCCGCAACAACCGGAGTTAACCAAATGGATTCTCGTCTCAAGAAATCTCTGACCGCAGGTGGCCGCGAAACTCGTGCTAGCGAGGACGCTACCCGCCGTGCCCCAGAAGAAAAGTTCATGTCAACGCAGGAACGTCGCAAGATGTGGAGCGATGAGTGGACACAAAGTGCGCTACCGAAACTTCCGGAAATGCCCGGATGGCACCTTTGCTGGTTATCGACCACCAACAGCTACGACAGCATTGATAAGCGGATGCGACTTGGGTACGTTCCCGTGCGAGCGGATGAGTTCCCTGGTTTTGACAACTACCGTATCAAGGCTGGCGAAGACGTCGGATTCCTCGCTTGCAACGAGATGCGCCTGTACAAGATCCCTATGGATATTTATCAGGACATCATGCTGCAGATGCACCATGAGATGCCCAACGACGAGGCGGAAAAGATCCGCGTCCAAGTTGAGAATCTGCAGGGAGCACGAGATTCCAACGGCAAGAGCTTGGGGCGTGTTGAGGGCGAAGGCTTCGGTGAATTTGATCGAACTGTTGAAGCTCCCGTATTCCACGGGTAAGGAGTCCACATGCCTTCTACTGCTGCACCGTTCGGCCTGCGTCCTGCGTTCCATCCCTCCGGTCTGGATCGCGCTCAAGCGTTGGCGAACGGCATTCAAGCCGTTTCCACTTCTGGAAACGTTTCTGCTGGTTATGCAACCACCATTCTCAAGGGTCAAGCGGTCAAGATGAACACCGCTGGCTACATTGAGATTGCTGCTGCAACCGGCCCTTTGCTCGGCGCCTTCGCGGGTGTTGAGTGGACTGACTCTACGGGGCGCCGTCGAGTGAGCAACTATTGGCCTGCGAGCGAATCTTTCCTCGTTGGTTCGGTTGTCGCTTACTTCTACAGCGACCGGGAAATCGTGTACGAGATCCAATCGGATGGAACTCTGGCGCAAACGTCAATTGGTGACCAAGCGAACCTGAGCAACCATACCGCAGGGTCTACGACGACGGGTCTGTCGCAAGCCACGATCTCGTCTTCGTTGGTCGGTGCAAACGGCGAAGCGCAACTGCGCATCGTTGACATCGCCCCGTATCCGGACAATGCCTGGGGCGACTCGTTCGTCACCGTGCGTGTTCAGATCGCGGAACATCAGTACAACGTCGTGCGCGTGTCGGGAACCGACTACACGCCGATCGCTATTTAAGGAGGGCTAAGCCATGGCAGCCCCGATGCGCAGTACAGACTTTCGTTCAATCGTTGAGCCTATCCTCAACGAGTGTTTCGATGGAGTCTACGACCAACGGACCGACGAATGGTCTCGCGTCTTCCGTGAACAGGACGGCATTCCTCGCAACTACCACGAAGAGCCGGTGCTCTACGGGTTTGGCGCGGCTCCTCAACTGCCGGACGGCACGCCTGTGTCGTACCAGCAGGGTGGCGTGCTCTTCCTGAAGCGCTACGTCTACAACGTGTACGGTCTGGCGTTTGCGCTGACCAAGGTGCTCGTGGAAGACGGCGACCACATCCGGATCGGTCAGGTGTATGCCCGCCACCTTGCTCAATCTCTGATTGAGACCAAGGAGACGTTGTCTGCGAACGTTCTGAACCGCGCCTTCAACTCGTCCTACCCGGGCGGTGATGGCGTGCAACTGAACAGCACTTCGCACCCGATCGTCAACGGCACCTTCAGCAACCTGCTGTCCACTGCGGCCAATCTGTCGCAGACCTCGCTTGAGCAGATGCTCATCCAGGTGCGTCAGGCTGTGGACAACAACGGCAAGCGGATTCGTCTGGTGCCCCGCCAACTGGTGGTGGCTCCTGGCAACGTTTTCCAGGCCGAAGTGTTGCTGAAGTCTGTTCTGCGGACTGGCACCGCCAACAACGACATCAACCCGATCAAGTCGATTGGTTTGCTGGACGAAGGTGCCGCGGTCATCAGCCGTTTGACTTCGTCTACGGCGTGGTGGGTTCAGACCGACGCTCCGGAAGGCATGAAGCTCCTGATGCGCCGCAAGCTGGAGAAGACGATGGAAGGTGACTTCGAAACTGACTCGATGCGCTACAAGGCCACCGAGCGTTACGACGTCGGCTTCACCGATCCTCGCGCCATGTACGGCACGCCGGGAGTCTAAATCTCAGAGGGGGCTTCGGCCCCCGCTCTACAGGAGATCGAGATGAGTAATTTCATCATTACTCGGTTCCCGAATGGCGTTACCAATGTTGGTGAGGATTCCCCCCTTGCTGACATGGGTCAACCCGCGGCGACCAAGTTTCATACGTACTTCGAGGATTTTGACTATTACAACGCAGGAAATTGGACGGTAACGGAGACTCAAGCCGGTGCCACCCAAGCTAAGACGAACGGTGATGGTGGTCTTCTTCTTCTAACCAACACCGCGGCCGATGATGATCTGGTTGCGATGCAAAAGGTAGGCGAGTCTTTCTTGTTCGCCGCTGGCAAGCGGCTGTTCTTTGAAGCTCGCTTCAAGGTCAGCGATGCCACCCAGTCGGATGTTGTGATGGGTCTTCAGATCACTGATGCAACTCCCTTGGATGTGTCGGATGGCGTGTTCTTCATTAAGGCTGACGGGTCGACTACGGTCAACCTGCTGGTTGAAAAGAACGGAACCGCTACGACGAGCAGCGTGACGACTCTGGCCAACGACACCTTCATTACCCTCGGGTTTGCCTATGATGGTGCGTCAGCGATTGAGTATTCGGTTAACGGCGTAGTGGCGGGTTCTTCAGTGACCACGAACCTGCCCGATGACGAAGACCTGACGGTTTCGTTTGCGATCCAGAATGGCGAGGCTGTTGCCAAGACCATGACGATTGACTACATCTTCGTTGCGAAGGAGCGTTAATCATGGGTCAATTCAAGCCGATGGTGAAGATGACCACCACTGAGCCCTCAGTCGAACTGAAGCTCAAGAGTGGTGGCGCGGTGGAGAAGAAGATGCAGATGGGTGGGGCGCTTGCCGCTACGCCTGCTGCTGGTCCTGCTATGCGTGCTCCGGCTCGCGGTGGGATGATGCCTGCTGCAGCGCCTGGGAAGCCTTCTATGGCTGCTCGACGCCGTGCGATGAAGGCTATGCCTGCTGGCGCTGCTCCCGCGGCTCCTGTGGGCATGGCTGGTCGCATGATGAAAGATGGTGGCGAGGCTACTAGCCTGAAGGCTCACGCCGGCATGCCTGCGTCCAAGGCCCACAAGGGCTTGAAGACGGGTGGCGTGGTGGATGGGCAAGGCGGCTACAAGTCTGGCGGCATCATCAAGTCCAAGGTCGGCAAAACCACCAAGATGGACACTGCAAAGCCTGATCATTCACCGGCCAAGACTGGCGATGTGAAGATGGGCAATGGCGGTGGTTACAAAGATGGCGGTATGGCCTGCGCTACTGGTGGCGTCATCAAGGCAAATGGTGGCGGCTACAAGAAAGGTGGCGCAGCAAAAAAAGCCTACGCCACGGGGGGGCTTGTTGACTCAGGCCGTCCCGTGGCGATGCCTCAAGGAGCGAAGAAGCCTTCGAAGCCTGTAAGCATCAATCAACTGTCAGGCACCTTCAAAAAGGGTGGGGCGGTGATGATGAAAGGGGGCGGCAAGGCTGATGTTCCTCCCAAGGGTGTTGAGGATACGATTCAGACTGCACGAAACGAACGGGACTACAAGGCCTGGGAGAAGAGTCAGGCTGAAGAGAACAAGGCCGCGGCGCAAGGCGTTGGTAGCATGTTCTCGTCAATTCCTCGTAAGCTGAAGGAAATCTTCTCGCCAGCGAAGGCGGCTAGTGCGCCTGGGTCAGTGACAAAGACTGAAAAGTCTGTAACAGTCACTCCAAAGAAGCGCGGCGGGGCCGTTACCTGCTGAACCAAGTGAGGGCTTCGGCCCTCGCTTTAGTTTTGATTCATTAGGAGGCGTTTATGCGTCCTGTAAGAGTGTCAGTAGCGTCGCAGACAGTGTCTAGCCCAATCCCTTTGGATGTAAACGTTGATCCATTTAGCGTTGGCGTGGCAGTAGCTGTAACTGGCGGGGCGACTCTGACATATACCGTGCAGCACACATTTGACAATGTGTGGGCTACAGGTTTTGATCCTGCCACGGCTGTTTGGTATCCAAACACCAGTTTGTCTGCTAAAACAGCATCGTTGGATGGGAACTATGCATTCCCTGTAACTGCTGTCAGGCTCAATGTGACTGCTTGGACAAGTGGCACGGCGACCATGACGGTGATTCAAGCCGGTATTTAGGGGTAAATCATGGCAGTCGATATTGGAGCGTTGCGCAAGTTTCAGGATCTGTGGGGGCCGGTACTTGAGA